AGAGACATATAATCTTTCTTGTATCTGTTCATTACCATGATGGCTCATATTCTATTCTCCTTTTCCATTGGAAACATAACTTCTCCACATTCCATACATTTAGTCTGTGGCTTTGGGTGGATGCCATGATACTCTAAAACATCCACGTCATACTCTAGCATCCATGAGATGCGGTTAGTGCGTACCCATCCTAGTTCAAAGATGTCAGCACTACCGCACTCAGAACAAACCGAACTAGTCATATTCTTTACAAAATTCAAATTCTATTTGGGCATCTGGATGGTCTTGTTGTGCTAAGTCCATAGCAAACTGAACGGCTTTTTCCCATGAAGATGTTTCAAGAGAGGTGTCCTGAACAGACACCACTCCCTTTTGATTATCAACGGATAATCCTACCTCGTATGTTATCATTAAGCCACCTTTCCTTTCAATGCCTTACCTCTGCTATTACGTGCAAGACTACGTAGGTTTTTAATCTCAAACGTACCAACTTCGATACTCACAGTATCTCTATTCTTACGTCTAACAGCTTTGCCAAGTTCACGATGCATGTTCTCAAGTATGATACCTGCAACGGCTTGTGTAGTGTACTGCAAGTAACCGCCTACATCTTCTTTTGCATCACGTGATGCATCAAGTACAATGTCATATAGCTTGCCACGTCCTAGCTTAACACCGTGATACTCAGCATATAGTCTCTCGACTTTAGCCAACTTAGCTTCTATCTGTGGTGATGCAAGCACCTGACCTGTTTTACCTGTTGAACGCTTGTGAAAAGTAATAGTTTGTATAGTCATAATAATTCTCCTTTCAAGAGATTGGTTGTTAGTCCGTCAGCGGACTTAGTTATATTGCCCAAACACTAGGGCTGTCATTGCTTCCCATTGTTATTAATGGTGAAGTAAATACTGGCTCACCTTCACGCATGAAGGTATCGTTTTCATATGGATTGTATGTGACTTTCCTAGCCCCATCGGAATAACAGGCTGTTTTGAAATTACTGCCTAAAGTATGATACGTACCTGTCACAAAGGCATGAACATTTTTCCTGCCTTCACGTCTAGCCCTAGCCTGTCCTGCCTTACGGATAGATAGCTTGCAGTCTTGTAGGCTGATAGCTGTTGTATGGTGTATCACTCTGCCTGTCTTAGCATCCTGTACTGAATACATTTTCTTGTGTAAATTCCAATATACACGCACTCTCATTCCACCTTTAAGCATAATATCTCTCCTGTATGTTTTGCTTTGCCTTACGCATTGCCTGACGTTCACGCTTCCAATCATCACGCTTTGGCTTGCGTACTTTGAGTTTATTCACTCTCATTTTTTCTAATCGTATCTGCATAATCTTTATCCTTCTTTCGATTGTACTTCTTTTTATCTGGCACAACTTGTTGCCGTCTCCTGTTTTGTGCCATTGCTTTAGCAACAGGATTAACAGGTTTAATAGTCATTGTCAAATCTCCTATGCAATCTTGTGCATTTTTCTCCATGTGACCCATGTAATTGCTTGCAATTCATAGGCTTTTAAACGCCTACCATTAACGCTACAACGCTTTGACGCTTGCAAGTATGCTTCCTGTAAGTTGGCATACTCTAGCTTGCCAATGCTAGTCTTAGCATCTGTAAGATTAACACGCTGATTGTAGGCAATGTTACGAGCATGACCGTCAATGGTGCAAGTATCCTCACCTAGTATGTTTTCAAAGAAGCATACAATTTTCTTACCATTCAAGATAGCTTTGACTTCATCAATAGTTTTACTACCGCCATCCAAAACGGCAAAGGCTTTCAGCTTCATGGCATTGTATGTACATACAGATACTGTATCAGGGGCATAACCATAATCCCATGTCTCGATTACATCTCTCGCATTGATGATGTTAGTTGCCCATCTATTGTTAGGTGACAAGGCAGAAACAACGCCAGCAACCATGTGAATAGGCAAATCAAATCTTTCAGCAATGATACGGCACTCCTCATACGCTTTCGCATACCATGCAATACCATCTGCAACGTCCTCTGGCTTTGCCTTACGTCTGATAGCGATAATATTCTTGATAGCAATTTCCATTTCAAATTCTTTTTTCATTACACAATCTCCCATGCTTCATCTAACCATCTTGAAGCTGTAGCTTCATCAGGCGCACCAACTTTGATACATAATTGCACTTGACGTGCTTCATCAGCACGTTCTTGCTCAATTTGGTCATTAAGCCACTCTTGTAGCATAAGACACTCGGCACGTAAATCTTCGATATGCCAAGTGTTATCATACATACCACGTGGTCTAACACCATGAACTTCTTTGAACAAGTCCCACAAGATATCAAGATAATCTTGTTTTTGTGGGTGAACTTGATTAACAGAACGATTAAACATTTTAAAACCTTTCAATTTGTTAGTCCGTCAGCGGACTTAGTTAAGTGTTATATAAATAAAATAAATAATCATAAACATTCTTATTTATTTTATGTTATAACTCTAAAGCAGTGAATCCAGTATAGCTAACGCTTCAGCTTTGTCAAGCATAGCTTTTTTGCGCTCATACTCTTGTGCCATAGCTTTCGCTTGCCCACTCTGAAAACAGAATGGTTGAGTATTATCCCTATCGGGATAGACAGCAAAGCCGTAGGCTTCATCTGTAGCACCCCACGATGAGGTGATACGTTTTGCGTTGAAGTTACGGATGAATGATGTAGCTTGAGGATTTCGCATAGTTTTATCTCCGATAAAAAGGTTAGACAGTAGCTTATGCTACTGCCTGTTGGTCAACCAACTGTAGTTGGTCTTTGAGAGCCAACATAAATTCCTTAACAGGAATATTGTTTACTTCACATTGAAGCAATGCCTCAAAAGCAATTTCTTCAGCGTTCATTTGTGTAAAGGCTTTGACTTCTTGAACCTGTGGTTCATTTAGTCCGTCAGCGGACTTACCATCATTCTGAACCTGTGGTTCAGTTGGCTTGTCAACCTTCGGTTTGACAATAGCATTGACACCATTAATCAATCTAGTCATAGATTGAAACTTGGTAGTCAGCTTTTGATTTTCAATCAAATCAAAGTTCTGAAAGAACTGAACCGCTTCGTTTCTACGTTGCTTTGCAACGCTGTGAAGATTAGCATCTTTCAGCTTTGCTGAATCCATTCTTTTACCACCAGATTCTTCTAGAATCTTAGAGAGAACTTCTCCAAGGGAGAACCAGAATCCACCTCTTGAAGTCAAAGACTTCCATACTTTCTTCTCCGAAGAAACAATAGACTTATCCCAACGGGATAACACTAAGCCTTTGGCTTCCAAAGTATTAGGAGCTTCAGCAAGCTGAGTGGCGAAGTTTTTGAAGTTTGATGTTGTCATTTTTTATCTCCATATTTTAAGGTTTATAAATAAATATTAATTACTCACAACAAGTTGTGATTAATATTTATATAAACCGTAGAAAATATGAGAGAAATAAGGGGTCGGCTTTCCGTGATGTGATGCGCCATCCTCTGCCCCTGCCGTTTCACATGACTGCAGGAATAACAAGTTATTCCGAAGTACCTGCGCCAAACTGCGCCCATGTGAGCCGTTGCCCAACTGCAACAGGGGATGTGGTATTTCTACAACACCAAAGGTGTTAAGGTTAGTCCGTCAGCGGACTTCGACCATTCATAAATGAATGAAGCAGCCAAGCATCGGCATTGTAAATTCTTTACAAATTCCCAGTTTACAGCTTTACAGACCACTCAAAGAGTGACGACTGATAACATAACAGTAGTCAAAACTACTGAAACACTTGGTTTTTCTAGCATTTTCCTTAGAAAATGGCTGTTGAGACAGGCTTTTGAGCAGTTTTCATCGAAAGATGAAGGGGTCGGGCATGCGCCACGGGTGGGTAGTGCGTATATGTGCATGGATAAATACACAGATTAGGTATATTAAGTGTTAACCACAACAGCTACTGATACTTATATACTTACTATTATAGAATATTTTACTATTTTATGTACAAATAAAAGAAAACTTTACCTATCTTGTATTTAGGGGCTTGACACTTCCTAGAAAATCAGGTATAATTATAACAGTTAAACTGAAACAGTTAACTATTCCTTAAATAATTCCTTTACCAATAACATTTTAACTGTAATCACTTAAATGAATAAAGAATTAAAGTGTTCTTCCTGTATTTATAATAAAGAGGGCATCCTCGTGCAGCTATGTGGCTTGTGTGAAGCTAAAGCTATTGCAGAAAGAGTGCGTTGGTGGCAAGAAGGTAAAGAAAAATTAGATAAAAGAGTTGACAATGGGTAAAAAATCTGTAAAACTATATACAGATAATGTGCTTTCAGCTTTTTATGAAGCTATTCGTACAAATACACTAGACCGTCTTCACATACCACACAGTGATGTGTTCTATGTTCGTAAGGCATTGGAGACTAAGTTCTCTCCACGTAAGTTTACACTCAAAGAAACAGAAAATTATATGAAATTAGAAGGCTGGACTGACTAATGTTTACAACATTCGTAATGGCATGTTCAATGCTATCAGGTCAATGCATTATAGTTGAAGATGCATACGGACCATACTCAAAAGAAATACACTGCGTAGAACGTGCGGCAGTAATAGTTACCGATGTAGCAGAAGTATTAGGTACACCACACTCATTTTCATTTAAATGTGAATTTGACAGGGGTGTCTAATGGCACGTAAACCCGACAACATGCCAAAGCGAAATAAGAAGAATTTTCGTCCTACTAAACAGGGTGCAGGTATGACTGAAGCTGGGGTGAAAGCATATAGAAGAAAAAACCCCGGGAGTAAATTACAAACTGCTGTAACAGGTAAAGTTAAGAAGGGTAGTAAGGATGCAAACAGACGAAAGTCTTTTTGTGCTAGGTCTGCTGGACAAATGAAAAAATTTCCAAAAGCCGCTCGTGACCCTAACAGTCGTTTAAGACAAGCACGTAGAAGATGGAAATGTTAATTAGTAGGAGAAGACAATGAAGAGTAAACTATTTAAAGCTATGTCAAATGTTGTTAGAACAAAAAGCTCAAAATCAGAAGCTGAAATGGTAGCTAAATTAGAAAGAATTTTGCAAGAGGGTAGCACAGCAACTAAAGCAGAAAAAGCTGAAGCTAGAAAAAAACTTAGAGAGATACGTCAGGCACAAGCAGCTAAAGAACAATCTCGTAGAGTTAAGATAGGTGACGCTAATAGAAAGACAGAAGTTGAATTACCACCTTTAAAATCTAAAATGAAAGATGGTGGCATGTCAAAGAAAAAGAAAGTACCTGTTATTGCAGTTAGTGTGGGTATGATGCCTAAAGGTAAAGCAAAGATGGCTAATGGTGGCATGGCATATGGAAAATCACACATGTACGCAGCAGGTGGTGAGGTTAAAATGAACCCGGGACTAAAGGCACTTAAAGCAGCAAGCCCAGAAGCATTTAATAAAATCACAAAAAATGCGTAGAGTACCTAGAAAAAAAGGACAACCAGCTAAAAGTAAAAAGCATAGCGACCTGTATACTGATGAAGACCCAAAGGGTACAATTCACGGCTTAAAGTTTGCTACAGTAAAAGATGCACAAGCATCTATACGTAAAATAAAATCATCTAGCAGAAGTCATAATCATAAAACACAAGCGGCTATCGCTATGGAGCAACGAGCTAAAGCGGCTGGAAAAGCTGGTGCGGCTGGTGTGTATAGAAGATTTATAGAACAACAAAAGAATAAGACACGTGCATCCAATAGAAGCTGACATACGTAAGTGGTCACACGACTTTCTTGAAATACCGAATGTAAAATTAAATGGACTACCGCCATGCCCTTACGCAGCAAAAGCATGGGCAGATAATAAGGTAGTCTTTAGTATTAATACGGGGTTAGAAGGTTTAACAGAAGAAGTTAAGAAGTTTGGAACACATAATTATGATATAGTTGTGTGGGCTGAAGAAGAAATGCCAAGCATTGAATATTTAGATGGTTGGTGTGACGGAGTTAATGAAGCATTAAGTATAGCAGGTATAGATATACATCTTATGGTATTTCATCCTGACTATGATGCAAGCGATGCTGGACTTGACTTTTTAGAAGATAATGGTATAACTAGTAATGAACTAGAATATTGTATGGTTTTTGTGCAACGACTTTCTATATTAGATGACGCAGCACTTAGTTTAGAAAAATCAAATTACTATAAACATTTTCCTGAAGAAGTGTTTGAATCCTTAGTATTAGAAAGACGGAGATTAAGAAATGAAAGATTCTAAGAATAATAAAAAAGATGAATTTATGGCAATGGCTAAAAAAATGGGTCTTAGCGTAAGAGAAATGCGTGAAATGCTTGGACTAACAAACCCAGATAAAGAGGGTGTAAGAAAACACGCAAAAGGTGGTGTAGTTAAAACTGAAATGAAAGGTAGCGGTATGGCTGGTAAAACAAAAATGGCAAAGAAAATGATGCGTGGCGGTGTAATGAAAAAGAAAATGCGTGGTGGCGGCATGATGAAAGTTGCTAAAAAGAAAATGATGCGTGGTGGTATGACCATGCCTAAGAAAAAGAAATAATGGCTAAACAATTTGCTAACGAGTTTATAAAAAAGAAACGTATACGTAGACCCGGAAGGCACATAAAAAATGTTAACAAAGCTAATAAAACTAAAAACTTTTTTGGTTGATTTATATTGGACATTCTTTAGTCATTTGTTTTTAAAGATAGCTAGACTATTAGGTAAATGGAATATTAAGTTTCATAAGTGGTCAGTAATATGTATAGATAAAGTTAGGATAAAGTAATGCCATCTTTAGATACAGTTAAATTTAAAAACAATGTTGTGCCGTTAGATACTAATACAATAATCTATACCGTTCCTGCAAACTATGTAGCTATTGTAAAACTGTTAGCCTTTACAAATATATCAAATTCAGCCGATAGAACTTTTGATATATCTTATACAGCAAGTGGGGGTTCTCCTCAACAGCTAATAGATGCATACAGTGTAACTCAATCTGCAAACATTGCTTATATATTTGATGATGGTAAACCTTTCTTTATGAGTGAGGGTGATGTACTAAAAGGAACTGGTAGTAATGCTAACGATATCATAGCATTGTTTGCCGCAGAAGAATACTTTGACCCAGCGAGATAAATTATGAAAAAAAGTAAATCAAAAGTAAATCAAGCAGGTAACTATACAAAACCTGCAATGCGTAAGAGGCAGTTCCAACGTATCAAAGCTGGAACAAAAGGTGGCGGTGCAGGTCAGTGGTCTGCTCGTAAAGCACAGATGCTTGCATCAGCATATAAGAAAGCTGGTGGTGGATACAAATAAAATGCTACACGTGAAGGGGGAGACACATGTTAGCAGAAACTATGGCAGGTATTGCACTTGTAAAAGCAAGTGTAGACGGAATAAAAAAAGCTATTACAACTTGTAATGATATAGGTGATATAGCAAAATATATTGACGGCATGTTTGAGGGCGAACAGCAGATACAAAAGAAACGAAGAAAAGCCCAAAAAGACCCTTTCGCTGTAAATTCAATTGCTGAAGAAACTATAAACGCAAAACTTGCACAAGAACATATGCAAGAAATGAAGAACCTAATCAATATGAGATTTGGTGCAGGTGTTTGGGAAGGCATAATAGCTGAACGTGCTAAACGAATACATGAAGCAAAAGAAGCTGAAAAGCAAGAACGTATAGCCAAACGTAAGAAGCGTGATGCTTTTATACATAATATAGAAATTGGTAGTATTGCAATTGCAGTTGGTGTGGGGTTAATTGCAATTTTAGTATTTTTAATAATGTGGATGTAAGATGGCACTAGCTAAATCACAAAAGAGTTTAAAGTCATGGACAAAACAAAAGTGGAGAACCAAATCTGGGAAACCATCAAAGAAAACTGGCGAAAGATACCTTCCTACTTCAGCGATACAGAGCCTTACATCTGCGGAATATGCGGCAACATCACGAGCGAAACGCCAAGGAACAAAGCAGGGGAAACAGTTTGTGAAGCAACCGAAAGCAATTGCAAAGAAAACAGCGAGGTTTAGACGTGCTTAATATGCTAATAGGACCTGTAGCAGATTTAGCTGGTACATGGTTACAAGGTAAGGTAGAAGAGAAGAAAGCGCAGTCAGCTACTAAGGTAGCCAAGGCACAAGCTGAAGCTGTAGTAATGCAGAAAAAAGCTACAGGTGAAATAGACTGGGATTTGGAGATGGCAAAGGGTAGTCAATCTTCGTGGAAAGATGAGTGGTTGGTAATTTTGTTTTCAATACCCTTAATATTAGCCTTCATCCCCGGAATGGAAGAGGTTGTGTCAAATGGATTTGCCCAGTTGGAATCAATGCCTCAATGGTATCAATACAGTCTTGGCGTTATCGTTGCTGCTAGTTTCGGTGTTCGTTCTGCTACAAAGTTGTTCGGGAAAAAATAATGGCGGCAGAAACAATATTAAAGTACAAGATAGTACCACGCTTAATGATGCTTGTTATGACAATCATGTACATAAGAGTTATAGAGTGGGGGATGTCCTTAGACGACTTGAGTACACAGCAGAGTGCAATGATAAGCGTAGTCTCAGGTGCGATGACAGGGGCATTTGCAGTGTGGTTAGGGTCGGAGACTAAGAAATGAAATATGAACGTCAGCAATTTATAGATAAACTAATCCAAGGAGAAGGTCTTGTACTTACAGTCTATCAAGATACGTTAGGCATTGACACAATTGGAATAGGAAGAAACCTAAAAGACCGTGGCATAAGTAAAGAAGAACTTGATTATATGGATATACCAAATATGGATGCTATATATGAGCATGGTATAACAGAAAAAGATGCGGTCTATTTAGCAACGAATGACGTGCAGATAGTCGAAAGAGAACTATGCCAAGCGCACTCTTGCGTTGATAGCCTAGACGCTGTACGTCAACTGGTACTCATGGATATGGCATTTAATATGGGTGTTCCAAGATTAAAAAAATTTAAGAAGATGTGGGCGGCTGTATATGATAATGACTTTGAAACTGCAGCAAAAGAAATGTTAGACAGCAGGTGGGCAAGGCAAGTAAAAGGACGTAGCACACGTTTAGCTCACGCTATGGCTACTGGAGAGATGTCATGACACGACAGTTAAATGAAAGACAGCAGAAGTTTCTTAACGTGTTGTTTGAAGAGGCAGGTGGTGATGTTGTACAGGCAAAAAAGATTGCAGGGTACGCAGATAATACACCAACAACTTCTATTGTCAAAGGACTAAAGGATGAGATATTAGAAGCTACATCTATGTACATGGCACGTAACGCACCAAAGGCGGCAATGGCTATGACGGGTGCATTGTATGACCCAACAGAACTAGGCATACGTGATAAGATGGTAGCGGCAAAAGAATTACTAGACCGTTCAGGTTTGGTGAAGACAGAGAAGATGCAAGTAGAAGCAAGCGGTGGTGTTATGCTTATGCCACCTAAAGCAGTAAGTGAAGATGACTAGAAGTATAGGCAAGTGGAAACTACC